AATTCTATTTACTTCGCTTTCTAATGTTTCGGTTTGCCTTGGTAATGCCCATGCAGGTACAGAACTTCCCTTATCAAAGTCAGCAAAATATTTATAGCCATCATCTACGACTTTACCGGCCGGTGCTACCCTTACATTGGCTTCTTCTACAATAGCCTTATACTTCTTAAGCTCTGCCAGTTCAGACTCGTCCACCAATATACCCGGTTTCTCTGTACTGTCCTTAACTATCTTTTCCTCAACTTCTTTCTTTACTGCCTGTTTCTTCTTTGTTTTCTTTATAACCATCCAGCTTCTCCTCTAAATAGTAATGAATGATGGTGGGACAAGGTTACCCCTGCCCCAGCCCAATCATTAGAATTAAAAACTTCTTACTTATTAATCATCAGCAGATGCAGCACCTATAATACCACCAGTAGCAGCTCCACTAATATCCTCATTGTAATAATTCTCAAATAACAAACATGTATCAGCAACTACAGATGCAGCCTTAGTAGAAAGGTCACATACAATATAATTATTGGCTATAGTTCCAGTAGTTGCTGTAAGCAACTCTATTCCAGGTTGTGCATTCAAATTACCACCAATGCCATTCTCGAGAATATTCCCTTGAATCAATACATTTGTTGATAATGTCGTATCACCTACAATATTAGCAGTAGAATAATCTCCGCGTATAATATTGCCCCTAATAGTTGTCATTGCCGTATCAGCATCCATATGAATACCTGCAACAGCTGCGCCTATTCCATTGTCAATTATACAGTTCTCAATAACAGTACCTGTGTTGTTATTGGCAATATGTATTGTTGCATTAAACTCGTCAGTACCTGTAGCATCAACACCAAATTGACAATTACGGATTGTAGCATAATCAACACCATCTTCAATAGAAATACCAATTAGTACAGTAGTAACACTAGCATTACATACGATGTTTTCAACCAGTACATTATCTGCACCGATTACTATTTCACCGGCTGCATTATCATAAGTAAAAGTCGGTCTATCTGTTCCGTTACCAATACCTATAACACTAACACTAGCCACGTCTATATCAATAGCATCAGCCGCCGATAAAGTTTCTGCATGTCCCGGTAGTACATATATCACATCACCGTTATTTGCAGTACACTGCCCAACTGCGAAATCTACAGTGGCAAATGGCTGGTTTCTCTGGCCGGCATTTCCTGCGTCTGCAGCCAGATCATGGCCACTATCAACAAAAAATACATTACCAGTAACTATACCACTGCCCGAACTGCCAAACAGAGGAACTCCAAAACTTGTAACTCCGTTTGGGAAATTAGTAAAACCCATATTACTCTCCTTAAGAATCAGGAACATCGCTGCCCCGTGGAATCAAACCACGGCTTACCCGTTAACGCAAAGAGACACATGCTCCCCAAAAGGGGAGCATATATCCATTAATATGCTTATGTAACGTTATTATGGAAATAACTTCTCCAGTCAATAAAGCCACCAGCATGTCTTTCATATACAGAATTTTGAAGCGAAAACGTGTCGAAATCAATTGTGTTATTTGTTTCCGCATCGGCACGCTGTATCCACTTGAAGTTTTTCTTCATAGTAGTTGTATCCAGCATACCCCAACTAGTAGTACTTGTGTCGCTAAGACGCAACCAGTTTATAATACCATATAAACCTTTTTGCATATTCACGTTGTTATTCGCACTATCAACTTCGAGAACCGTCTTATTGATTTCTGATGCCTTAAAGAACAGGTCATCAGGAACTAACAGGCAATAACTATCGCCCATGTCAATTCTTTCACCATTAGCCGCTCTAAACTTCCTCATCAAAATTCTTGTAGCTGCAACAGAAACAGCATTCAACGCAGATGTTCCAAGATTATCAAATCCACTAGAAGTGGAAACTCCGGGAACCTTAGTTGTATGGCTGTTACTAGCAAGAGCCAAACCCTCTTCCTGACTAGGCATAAAATCAAATGCTGCAGATGTTGCGTTAGCAAAAATCTTAACAGCATTTTTATCCCTAACCCTGTAAGCGGAGTTTTTCAATTGCGCAGCTAAATCCATCAAGATGTCGTACTGTAAATCATCAAACAATTTTCTGCTCGCCATTGTTTTACCAGCGTACTCAGCAGGTTCAATTTTAGTTGAATATCCCGGTGTAATACCAAGGGTTGTCAACCTACCGTTGAACTGCGGTATGTCAGTAAGAGCTGATACAGATGTCCACTCTTCCCATGCTCTGGTAGAGTCGGTAATAATATCAAATATCTGCTCCTTTTTACTATGAAGATCATTATACTTCTTTGAATCCTCATCAACCTGACGTAAGTCCTCTTGTAACATTTTTACAAATGCTGGCGAGGTCAAAGGATTAGCCATTGTTAATCTCTCCTTCTAATCTAAACTATTAATTCAATACTAAAATACTATACTATTACGCTGCTATCGGTGTTCCGAAATGCTTTGGTATAAATCTGAAAACTGCGAACTCTTTACTAGCTTCTCTAGCATCGAGATGTTCGCATACAACGCCCCAACCATTAGTAGCGGACGCATCATCGTTTTCAATATAAATACTTTCACTGCCGGTCTGCATAGTACAATATCCAGTAGCGAGACCAATTCTAGCAAATGTATCGCCAATAGCAATATCTTCAGGCCATGAATGATCAAAGGTTAATGTAGTAGTACTTGTATCATCAGATACTCTGTACAATCCCGCATTAGCACCGGTACGACAATAAGACGTACAGTTATTAGCTATACCTGTCATATCACCTGCATTTGCAGTAAACCCTAATCCAGTAGTTGATCCAGTTGTAACTGTCTGCACAGTAAGTGCTGCCCCAAATGAACCACTATATATAGGTGCTTTAATTCTAGTACCGGAATCAATCATAGCAACCTCAACCATAGGTTGGGGATCGCCCTTACTCCACATACCTCCTGCACCAAAATAAGATCTGGCTTTTTGTGTTGCCTGTGTATCAGAATTATCTGTAAGACCAGAAATTGATACTGTACTATAAGTAGTATCATTAGTCTGCGTAATATCATTCACACCAACTATAATACCAGCCAATACAGCTTCACCAGTAGTATCAAGAGCACCACTAGCCTGACCAGCAGGGGCAACACCGCCATCATGTCCCCATTTAACTAATTGACCAACATAAACCGTATCTGCACTTCCGGAAACCGGAAACCATGAACACTGTTCGTCTTTTAAATCTACAACTTCCATAGTTCTTCCTCCAAAAATCCCTTGTTGCTGGTATTCTTCGTTCTAATCAGGGAGTTAAAAAAATTAAAAATCTCCACGCCAGTTCATACTGCCGCAGAATGAGCACCCACTATCAGCAGATGCTGTGTAATAATGAAGAACAGTAATTGGATTTCCGTCAGAATCAGACCTTATTACTGGAGTTTTTTGCTTGATAGTTATACCGCCCAGCATTAAATTCGCGGATGGTGAACCCCCTTCACGATATTCACTACCACTACTACTTGTTGACTTGGTAGCTCCTCGTATTCCGGGTTCAGCTCCGAGTGCTGATGCGGCATATTTAGCATGCGTAACTCCATTAGGAGTGGATTCATCGCCCAATGCACTTCGTTGATCACTATTCGGGAAGCCGCACCACCAGCAGTTATACCAAGTACCATTACCCTGATCAGTCTCATCGCATACAGGAATCGTACGACTGTCATGTGGTATTCTTGGTTTCCGTGCGTTTGGTTGTCGCCTTCTTAATCTACCCATTATAATTTCGCTGTTCCAGACATTGGCGATTTATTAGCCATTGCCTTCTTTACAAATTCTAAATCTTTTCCTCTGCGCTTCATATATGTCTGCACGTGCTCATCTTGCAGTGCAGCACTTATCTCGGCATCAGAACCCTCTTTGTATTCTATCGTACTAGAACCACCTACTTTACCAGAGGGTGAAGTTCCCTTGAATGCCGTTGTGGCTCTAGGCGATTTATACATATTTCTATAATAATTCCTTTCAGCCTTTTCATAGTTTCTTTCAGCATCCGATGTCCCATTAGTTGAATATCCGGGAAGCCCTTCTAGTTCATTTAAAATGGCTTCATAAATAGTAGCATCTTCGTTTACTCCAAGTCTTTGAATTGTTCTAGCATAATCATCTACGTATTTATTTTTTGCCCTATTATCAGCAATAGATGTTTCTTCCCTGTCCTTTTTAGCCTCTTCTCTTGCAATCTTTCTAAGCCGCTTTACATCATCGTCTTCATAAGTAGGATCATCAAGATCATTATAATAATTATCAGATTCTCCTGTAGTTGCAGGAGAACTGGAAAGTTCAGAAATCTTATCAAGTAACTCATTATATCTATCATCTTGCTCTCCCCTATAAGACTTAAACTCTCTACCTAATTTGCTATTACCATCTCTAAGACTTTTATTCTCCGCTTCCAGTCTAGCCAGCATATCTTCACCAGACTCCGTTGCTGGTTCGTCAACGACACCATCACTATCGTTAAGTCCATCAAGTTCATCAACCATCTTTTTCTCCTTTAAAAATTATTATCCCAACTTCTTTTTATTCTTTGCATCACGTACTTTCTCTAGCGTGCTTACATTTTTACTATGCTTCCCTATTAAACCATTCCACCTTTTAGCTATATGTTTGCATGCCGAGAATATTGCCCTGTCCTGTTCATTGGATTTTTCCTCGTATATTAATTTAAACTTTTCATCCAATAATAACATAAGATCTTTAAATAATACCTGTCCTGTCTTGGTATTGAGTGCTTCCATAAATTCAGCAGTTTCACTAAGATTTCTAATAGTAGTTTCTTCAACTACATCTATTATTGGCTTTTTGCCATAAACACCTGAGTTATATTGCATTAGCCGCCTCTCTCACTTGTACCTCTTCTGGTGATTGCTCCATTCCAGATTGATTACTTGGGACTGCTCCTGCAGCTCCCTGTGGTTGCATATTACCACCCCCACCAGCCATAGGAGGAGCCTTTGTATTTGCAAAGAACTTATTGCCAAAAGCCTCAAACTCTTTGCCCATTAGTGATGCTAACTCTCCTAATATATAATCAATGGCATCACGTCTTTCCGGATCACTAGCTATAAAACTTAATACTTGTATCCAATTCTGTATTTTGGTTTGTTTAGAAGAATCATCATCTATTGAAGCGGATACCGGTTTATATGTAAAGTCGAGCGTAGGATCAAAACTTATCATCCCTTCCTCTCCCAACATTTTTTCTGCTGTCTCATCTCTCATATGCCTTGCCGACATTTGTGTTATAAACCAGAAAATATCTGTAAGACCCGTATTCTCCATAGTAAGCGTTCTGTATGCAGATCGCGTATCACTACGCCTTACTTGGTTAACAGTAGCTGTAGCCGTTGTTGTTGGAGCCGCTAATTTACTCTGTGTTTCAGCTGACACACCAGATGCTTGTTGCATCATATTCTGATATAAATTAACCTGATTTAAGGCCCCCACTACGTTACTGTCTATCTGCACCTCGTCAAGCTTATCCCCGGTTTCAGTTTGCCAAAATGCTCCGGGTTGCCATACCAGTGTTTCATTATCACTGATATCATGTTGATTACCTTGCATAATTGGTATTGTAGCCAACTTAGTTCTGTCATTCTCCATATTAATAGTATCGTTAATACCAATCTGAAGTTCCCTTAAACACTTGCCATCGCCCATACCATCGTCTTTGGCTGGATGCATATAACACAATCCCCTTGTTACAGGCCTATACGGATTACCCATGGAATCAATGTCACGCGCAGGATGATAACCGATCAATGTTCTAGTGCTACTATTGAACCCATCCATTGCGAATGTAATAACCATCTCATGTAATTCTGCACCTTCCTTTTTCTGTCCGTCATTACCTATACCACTTGTAACATTAACAGGATTACCATTGGGATCCCTATCTCCTTCTTCATTACCAACCATAACCCAATGCTTACCAAGTCTTTGTAATACCATTAACGATTTTAGTGGTGTTTTGATAGCATTACTTTTATTATCAAGACCATGATGAGTTGTTTTATCTCCTTTTGTATCTGTCTCTCGAGGTGTATTACCACTATCTGTACGAAGTTTGTCAAGATTAAAATATTCCATAGTATCGGCATTAGCTTCCAATTCATCAACGGTAGTATCAAATCTTAGTATTATCCATTGTTTATCCTGTAAACTATACACATACGATGGATCGGTAAATACATCCCTTGGATCAATAACATCAAAGTTAAAATGATCCTTAAGAACAACATCCACTTCAACATCCTGATCTGTAAATTGTTCTATCGGGCCACCATTAATATCAGTGCCTATTTGCTCACGAACCCTTCGTGTTCCTATCTTTTCCATACGCGTATCCTGTTCCCACCAACACCTAAAATAAGCAACACCACTAATATTTTTCATATTAATAGCACGCATATACTTTTGATAAAACCACAATTGCCTTCTGTTTAATGTCTTGTTTATTAAATCTTTATTTACTTTAGCCGCGTTCTTATGGACTTCCTGTTCACTGCCAATATATACTTCTACAAAATCATGTGTCCTAAAATATAAACCTGCTTCTATAGCTGATTGCGTAAGCATCTGTGATGTGAACTCCGGAAAGTATATATCCGACATCCAATCGTAATTCTTTTCAGTGCGCTCACAATCAAACATATCCAAATAATCTAAATAATCATTATCCGGAATATTGTTATTTGCCCGACCAACCCGATATTCATCATCTATTATTGTATTGGCTAGCTGATTAGCTTGCTCATCGTTTACTGGTTTTGCCATATGTCATTCCTTATCTACTTGTTTGATAGTACTTTTTATGTATATATTTTCTTGGTTTACGTGCCACCTGACTTCTTGGAGCGAATCTAATATCTTTCATTAAAAACTCTAAGGCCGTGCAAAAATGACTCCACCTAACAGTTGGCTTACTCTTTTCTATTCTCCAGCCTTTAAGAGAATCAACCACAAGAGGACAATCATTTAATACCCATAATGTCGGCAATCTCTTAAACAATCCACTTTCTGTTATTTGGTTATTAAACGGTTCCCTGCATAACAAGGCATTGCCTAATCTTCGTCTTACTTCATCCCTTCCCCTTAGGTTATGGTCAGTCTTAGATGCTGTAGACTTAGTATTCGCACTTTCCCACCAACCACCGGTACACTCTTCATTCTTGGCCATCTGCTTAAAATAATAATTCATATCATCTATTACACTTTTAGTAGTATTAGACTGCTTAATACTGGCAAGTGGGTCAATAAGATTCATACCAAACTTACGTGTTTCACCACTTACATCAACAATCATCTTGCACACAGACAATGTATTATACCTTTCTGGATCAGGGTTTAATTCTGCATACACAAAAGCCTCATTGTATGGCGATAATGCCACAAATATAATAGCCAATTTAGTTGTAGGATGCCAATCTACAGACCTGAAAAATACCCAATCATTTGGTATGCCGTCAGGAAATACTTTGGAACCCCTTACTACATGTATCTTTGGTGTAAACTGTTTATATATTTTACCGGTAACAGCAGCAAAGATGCCATACCTACGCATGTCAATTAACTGTTCATCATCAAGTCCTGCATATTTTTTTGTAATAACATCCGTAATTAACGTAGGATTATCATCTGTTGCCATCTGAACAACGGCTATTGATTCTTTGCTATCAGTAAATTCTACTTCTGGATAATTAATATTATGCTTGCGCTTATAATAATCACGCATAGCCTTGCTTCTATAATATACTTTAGCACGTTCAAACACCCTGTCATAGTAATAACTAATGGCATTATCTACTGTTGGTGTATACGAAATACAAGTATCACCATCTTCCACCATAAGACGGGCTGGTTGTTCGTCATAGAATGGTTCTGGTGCTAACTCATCCAGCCACGTAGCTGTACGCTTGAAACCAGCAACTCTCTGTGGTGGTTGTGCATAACTAACATACTCTATTATAATATCATTACCACCATATGGATCTCTTATTACCTGTACCTGTCTTCGCGCAGTAATATCCTTTCTAAGTAAAAATGGTGGCAGCCATCGCGTAAATTCAGGATATTGCGTATTCTTTACCTCGCCAGATCTATCACTCTCGTCACCAGTAGAAGTACTTTTTTCCATAGGCAAACTCTGCGAAGCAAATCTATATATCTTGTTTACCCTTTCGTGCCTAAGTATCTCTGTACCACAATAAGGACATGGCTTGTCTTTATGATTCTCAAAATACACTTTAGGCGAAAAGTAGTGGCCGTCTTCATATCCCTCCATATCTTCTTTGGCTCTTAACCTGTCATTGTAATCTCTGGCTTTCTGACATTCAAAGTATACCATATTCTTCTTTGGTACAGGATGCCAACCAAGAATGCGCAAAACATAACCATAAGCAATAACAGCCGTTCCACCAGCTTGGTTACCTTTACACACAAAGATTATATCATAATCCGCATTAAAGAAAGCTGCTGAATGAGGCGTATGTTTGTAGGCATATAAATTCGCAAAATCATTAGCTTCTTTTTTTTGTTTGTTCGTTAATTCTAATTGCATAGTTTTGGCTTACAGTATAGGTTCTACAAAGAAAGTAATCCTAACCTCGTCATTAGCATGCCAAGCAGTTGACCCGTCTGTATTCTGGAGACTAACATGCAACTCACTGGAATTATCTTCATCTATGTAATACATCGGACTATCACCCAAATCCCTGATACCTCTATATAAACCGCCACCACCTATCTGCTCAAGGTCCCCTTCGGCAAACTCCATCCTACCCTGAAACAAATCTAAATCAGGATCGGTTGCAAGCGAAGCAGCATCACTACCCCAGAAATTAATATAGAACGGAACCAATGTAGTTGTATTTGTGTTGTCTGCAACTATTACGGCCCTATGTATTCTCAGTTTCTGTATTTGTGCTTCACTGTATCCATCAGGAAAACTTAAATCTTCATACTCTTGCGCGCCAGTGGCCAATGCGCCACTAAAATGTGAATCCTTATCACTCTTTATTTGATCTATTGTATAAGGCATTTCTTGTTTAACCCCCACTAATTTTCTCACTAAAAATATAAAACTATTTATTTACTCCTGCCAATCCTGCTGCTATCCACGTCTTATAACCTTTCATCATTTTCTGCCTCCTATTAAATTAATTGTTACTCCAGCTTTATGCAGGTTTAGGAAATTTTGCTTTTACAGCAGCAATAGTGTCTTTCCAAACATTAGTTCCATTTACAATATCCCAATATTGCATATCAAGCTGGTCTTGAATAATAGGGTATCCCTTTTCCTTACTATCTACAACACGATTGCCTTGTTCGTCTAAATGACTTACAACTTTACCATCAGTCCTATGCAAAACCCATGCGTTGGCTTCTTTCTTTTCATGGTTGGTATTCCAATCCGTAGCTATAGCTTCTTTCTCTATTTGTGTAAATGGAACACCATCACCACCACCTTTCTCTCCTACATCTTCCCATGTGAAGGGATATTGATTTGCCATAATTTGTTCTCCTTATGCTTTAGTTAATCCGTAAAGTGTAAATATACCGCTTGCAATATTACCAGAAGACATGAGAAAACGAACACCAGTTTGTGCTGCACTACCAGCAGCATATAATCCATTACCAGAACCAATCGCATTAACATCTGTAGACATTCTAGTTCCACCTTGCCAATAAATATGTTTTAAAGAAGTAGCATCTGGTGAAGAAAAATATAATGTGGTATTAGAATTTTCAGTAGCTCCATTACCTTGGTTGGGATGAATTATAATTTGACTATCTGAACCACTAACTACGCCTTTAGAAGTAGCTGCTGCATCATCTGAATTTGTAGTATGATACCTATATCCTGTTGCTACATACGAACCACCAACTTTTAGCAAACAATGAAGTGCTGTAGCATCGGTTGCGGGTATAACTTTAGAACATTTAATCATATATTCATCATAGGTACTACCTATACCAGTTTCAAGATCAACTGTTGCAGATGAACTCGCTGTTACAGATTGAAGTTCTACCCATCCACCACCTGCAGCTTGCCAACTGCTCGTTCCATCTCCATCTTCCCGTAAAAATTTCGTTCCCCCTGCCTCGCCAGTTGAAAGTACAGCTGTGCCTTCAACGCTACCAACAACTGCTGTTCCATCTGCTTTCACATAACTGATACATTGTACTGTGTTTGCTCCTGTTGATTGAAATACAGCTACATCTCCAGCAGCAGTTGTTATATTAGCTTCACTTGGCAGGTCAAGATTAGTAGCATGATGAGTCATTGTTAAAGCACCGTCAAATTGTAATGTAAACTGTCTATCGGCTGCAACAGTCATCGCTGCAAAGTTAGTCGTGCCAGTTACATCAAAGTAATCTCCATCAGTATCAATTACAAGTGGCGATGCCGATGCTATGTCTCCACCTTTTACTCCAGTTCCACCAGTAAGAGGTCTGCTTACGGTTATATTACCAGTACCGTCAGGCGTTGTTATCTCTGTAACTTTTAAAATTGATGCCATGATTTCTCCCTTATATTATTGTCCATGTTGAACCATTACTAACCA